CCGGGTCGAGTCCCGCGCACGGCTCGTCGAGAATCATCAGCCGTGGCTCGCACATCAGCGCTCGCCCGATCAGCACGCGCTGGCGCTCGCCCTGCGAAAGAAATCGCCACGGACGCTCGCGAAGCGGGCGCGCCTCGATGCGTCGCAATATTGCGTCAGCCGCGCGCCGATTCTTATCGCGCATCTCACCCCAATAGCCAATCTGCGCATAACGTCCGCTGACAACAGCTTTGAGCGCGGTCTCATTGTCGTCCATCATTTGATGCACGCTCGAACTGACCAGCCCGATCCGCGTCCTCAGATCGCGCCAATCAAAGCGCCCGTAAGTCTCACCGAGTACTCGAATCGTTCCGGCCGTAGGCGGCAAGTACCCAGTAAGCGCCCGCAACAGCGAAGTCTTCCCCGACCCATTAGCCCCAAGAATCGCCCAATGCTGTCCGCGTTCGACGCGCCAATCGATCGACTCAAGAATGACAGCCTCGCGCTCAACCCGCAGCGCATTAACTTCGATCACATCCGATCCAGTTTTCATTTGGTGTCATCCTGACGACGGGAGCAACGCGACGGGAGGAAGGATCTCGGACAGCTTCGCGCACGCGAAGCCGGTTCCGGTTTCTGAAATCGCGCAGCGCTCCTTTGTTCTCATACTCATAGCGCGGGCATTCCGAGCGATGCCCGCTGCGCTGAGGATGAAAACCAACGCCTGCCCTGCCAGACGCGCGCCAAATCGCCGCGCTGACCTACGTCGCCGGCCCGAAGATAATCTGGAAGGGAGCTGCTCCGCCACCCAGCACTGAGACCGCGGGAACCGGCGCGCCACTCCCCTTCAACTGCTTGGCTCGGAACTTCGCGATCGTTCCGTTGTGGAAGTTCATAATCAGCAGATCGCCCTTGCTGTCGAACACCGCGCCCCATGGTCCGTTAAAAACAGCGCTGCTCAGCTTCACCTTCGGCTCGGGGCTGCCCGAGCTGCTCAGTTGATCCTTCGCATACTCGACCACGGTGTTGGCGCCATCGTTGGCGATCCAAAGGTTGCCCTTCTTATCGAACGCGATCTCTCCCGGCTCGTTAAGGCTGGTGTTGCTGCCGTCGTCGGTCAGCACGATGTTGGCCGGCTTGCTGCCGCCGCTGGTCAGTTGGCTGGCTGAGTATTCCGCGATTCCTTCCCCGCCGTCCGTCCACGCATTCCCCGCTTTGTCGAACGTCACAAAGGATCCTGCGGCCAGATCGGAGGAAGTGATGACGATAGCGGGCGTTACATTTCCGCTACCCGCAGCGAGTTGTGCTTTCGACAGTTCATTGAGCGAGTGGTTCACGAAGTCCACCGTCCACAGGTTGCCCTGACGGTCGAAGTTGCATCCACCGATATCGGTAAACGTACCGCTCGTGATGATCGCGTTGGGCGTGGGCATCGAATCGTTTTTCAGGTTCTTGATTTGCGCGGCAGTAAATTCCACCACCTCGTCGCCGTTAAGAACGGCCCAAAGGTTGTGAGACTTGTCGAACGCGAGACCCGTCGCGGGGCTGTTGTCCAGGCTGATTGGCGATGGAGTCCCGCTGGTCTTCAGTTGCCCGGGTGTGTATGCCTCAATCTTTTCGCTGTTATACACCGCTACCCACAGGTCCGCGCTCGCGCACCATGCGCGGGCCGGCGCCGCGCAAATCAGCATTGCAAGCGCAATCGCCGCGCCCAGACGCCGCCAGCGGATCGAATCGAAGTTCATCATTGCCGCGATGTTCATTTGCTCCTCCCCTTGTGCACTCCCGACTTATACAACTTGCCCCACTGCGGCAAGGCTGGGACTCAGGCGAGTACTGGCGTCATTCGAATCGATCCGAAATGAGGTGGCGTCATTTCAAATCGTCAGTGGCGTCATTTGGTTCTGTCGAAAAGTCAATTGTCAGAGCACGAATTTAGGGCGCTGCTCTGAATCGCTACCGACTGTCCTGAATGCTGAGCGGGAGTGTCCCGAGCTTGCCGGCTTATTTGCACGCTGGTGCTTCGAGTAGTGTGTCGAGTTCAACGCTACCGCTTATCCCGACGACTGCGCTGCCGTTGAGAAAATCTATCGAGCCATCCGACCTCAGTTCAGCTCTGATGCCGCATCGTAGGCAGTGATGTCGCGATGGCGGTTCATTCGGCTTCGTATCTTCTACGAAATAATGGCCCTTGAAATCCGAAAGCATTCAAGGAGCATAGCAACCCGCCCTTTGGACAATGAACGCCCAAACGTGCAGGACGGTTCCGATAGTAACCTGGCGATCGCGGACGCCCCGATCCAGAAAAAATCAGCACGTCGTATGTCGAGCGATTCGGCGGCCCGCGCCACTGCACTACAGCCCGAAGCGCACGCCGTTGATTTAGTGGCGCGGGCGGCCCTGCCCGCGGCTCCGACGAAAGTGCGGTGGTCAACTGTTTGTGTGCCTCGCCCCCCCTTCATAGCCACAAAAGTTCAGGGCTGAACTGTTCAGCCTTACGCAATCCGAAATCTCGATGCACAATGCCCCTCGATGGAACACCTCATTACACGCACCGGCGGTGAAAGCGAGACGCGGGCGGGCAAACTGATTCCTTCGTTCGTGATCGATACCGCCGGTGCGCCCGCCTCCGCATCGACCCCGGCCGACACTGCCGCGGCTGCCCCAGAATGGATCGAGCTGCTGCCCGCCGGCGTCTTCTACGGCCGCGACGGACGCGGGCCATTTCGGCTCGACGATCCGACCGCGGTGATCGCGTCCACCACGGCGCTGCAGATGAACGCCGGCCTCCCGATTGACTACGACCATGCAACCGACTTCGGCGCGCCCGAAGGACGGCCCGCTCCCGCCGCCGGATGGATCCGCGAACTCGAAGTGCGCGGCGGCGCGGTCTGGGGACGCGTCGAATGGACCGCGCGGGCACAGAGTTCGATCGTCGCGCGCGAGTACCGCTATGTATCGCCCGTGTTCCAGTTCGATCCGAAAGATGGAGTCGTCACGCGCCTGCTGCGGGCCGGACTCACCAACAATCCAAATCTTCATTTGACCGCGATCGCGGCGTCGCGCACAGCGGCCGCACACAACCAAACGAAGGACGAACAGATGGAATTTCCAACTCAGGAATTGCGCGAGCTGCTGAATCTCGATGGCGACGCGACGGTCGCCGACGTTGTCGCCAAAGTGCGCGAACTGCGCGCGGCCGGCGATGCGGCGGCGTCACAATCGACTAGCACGCATGCACACGACCCCGCGCACTACGTCGCGATCGCCGAGTTCGAGCGCGCGCTCACCGAACTCAATGCGCTCAAGGCCGATCGCGCACGCGAGCGAGCCGCGCATACGGTCGAGAATGCGATCCGCGCCGGCAAGATCGTCCCCGCGCAGCGCGAGTGGGCGATTGCGTACTGCGCCGCCGATGCGCGCGGCTTCAATGCGTTCGCGGCCAAGCAGCCGTCGATCCTCGGCGAGAATCTTGGCTTATCGGCACAGCCGCCGGCCGACCGGCGCGCGGACATCGGACTCAACGCCGCGGAACTCGCAATCTGCGCGCAACTCGGACTCAAGCATTCGGAGTTTGTGCGGCGCAAGCGCGGACGCGCGGACTTCCTGAGCCTCGAGCGCGCCGACGCAGACCTTCGCAACGCAGCAACTCGCAGCGCAGACCTTCGAAACAACCAGGACTAACGGGCGCGCTCTTAATACTGAAAAAAGAGAGGTGAAAAGATGGCGGCTCTAACCAATTCGAGAAATACGCCCGAGATGGCTGATGGCGGCAGGATGCGGGTTTACCCGGTCGAGGCGAACACCAACGTTTACCTCGGCGGGATGGTCGCGCTGAATGCGGCCGGCAACGCGGTCCCGGCCTCGGCGACGACTACCGTCGCCAACGCGCTCAAGGTCGTGGGCCGCGCGGAATACGTCAAGAGCGGAATCCCGGGCCAGAACGCGATCAACAATCCGGGAACCGCGGGCGCAATTTCGATCACCGCGCGCAAGGGAGTGTTCCTTTACGCGACTGACGGAACCGTCGGCGCGGCGCAGGTCGGACTGGTGTGCTTCGCACTCGACGACAACAACGTCACCGCGACTGATCGCGCCAGCGGCGCGAGCGTCCAGCAATACGCGGCGGCCGGGACGGTAGTCGCAATCGATCCGAGCGGCCAGGTCTGGGTCGATTTCTGGCACCAATCGACAGCAACAGCGTAAGAAACACTTTACTGAAAAAAGGAAAAATAGATGGAAATCAGTTCAGCAAATCTGACCGCGTTGTTCACCGGCTTCGACGTCGTCTTCCAGCGCGGATTCGAGAAGCCGCCGTCGTACTACGAACAGATCACCAGCGTCGTGCGTTCGGCCTCGCGCCAGACTACCTATCCGTGGCTCGGCCGCACTACCAAGTTCCGCGAATGGCTGGGCGACAGAGTAATCCAGGCGCTCGAGACGCATGAATACACAATAGTCAATAGGAACTTCGAAGACACAGTGGCTATTGACCGAAATGATATCGAAGACGATACCTACGGCGCCTACGAGCCGATCATCGAGCAGCTCGGATGGGACACCAAGGTGCATCCCGACATGCTGCTGTTCGCGATGATCAAAGACGCAGTAGTCAATCCCACCGACGTCGTCGGCTTCGACGGGCAGCCGTTCTTTTCGGCGACTCATCCGGTCGGGTTGCTGGGCCAGGCCGATACCGCGGCGTCGAATATCAACTCGAGCGGGACCGGCGCGTACTGGTACCTGATCGATGCGTCCCGCGTGATTCGCCCGTTCATCTTTCAGCTGCGCCGCGAATACGCAGTCACCCGAATGACTAATGTCGCCGACGAAGCGGTCTTCAACCGGCGCGAGTTCCGCTACGGCGTGGACGGCCGCGCCAACACCGGCGTCGGACTGTGGCAATTGGCCTACGCCAGCAACACCGATCTCAGCAATCCGACCAACTACGGCGCCGCACGGGCCGCGATGCGAGCGTTCAAAACCGATGCGGGACAGCCGTTTGGCGCACTGTCGAGCCGCAGCGGCGTGTACCTGCTGGTCCCGCCGACGCTCGAAGAAGTCGCGCGCCAACTGCTGAACTCCGAATTCATGGCCGGCGCCGGCGCAAGCGCAAATGTCGCGACCTCGAACATCTGGCGCAATAGCGCGGACCTGATTGTCAGCGAGTTCCTCGCATAGGGACGAAGTGAAGTGATGAAAGCAGTTTACCTGAGCCGGCGTACCGCGGGTCCCCCTCCTGCCCGCGCCGCCGGAGTGCAAGGCCACTCTCCGCGGGCGCAAGTCAGATGTTCAGCGCCCGCGGAGAGACCTGAAAGATTGAGGTCACTACTGTGAGCTACGCCACCGCCCAGGACATGATCAATCGCTACCCGAATCGCGACCTGGTTCAACTGACTAATGAAGATCCCACCGCGACGACGGTAAATACGACGCCGATCACGCAGGCGCTGGCCGATGCGTCCGCCGAAATTGACGGATACATCGAAGGACGCTTCACCCTGCCGCTGACAGATCCGCCGGCAGTCCTCAACCGTCTCACCACCGACATCGCGATGTACCGCATGCAGTCGCTGCGCCCCCTCCACGACCTGGAAGATGCGCGCAAGCGTTATGAAGATGCGGTCGCGATGCTGGTGAAGGTAGCAGCCGGCGAGCTCACGCTCGGACTGTCGGCCGACGGCCAGGAACCTCCGATCGCGGGAATGGAAAAGAATGTGCAAGGACCGGATCGCGTTTTCACTCGCAACAAACTGAGGGGCTACTGAGATGGGCGTGATGCTCGACGCGCCGTGGAACGGTGTGGTGTTCGCGCCGCCGACCGCGATCGACATCGCGACGATCGAAGACGCGATCGTGACTCAGCTGCGCTCGCAAATCAGCTCGATCGAAATCACACACTACCCCGATCGCCCCGAGACCTGGCGCATGACGCATCGAGTGGGCGCGGCGCTCGTGATGTACAAAGGCGCGGAATACGGCGAGCTGCTCGACACCGCGGCGACAATCCAGGAACGCAAACTCGAGTTCGAGGTGTCGGTGATGATGCGCGACCTCGGATGGGCGGTCGGAGGAGACGCGGCGGGGCCGAGTCCGGGCGCGTACGCGATTATCGAGGGAATCCGCGCGGCGCTGACCGGCTATCAAGTTCCCGGCTGCCGCAAGATGTACCCGGTCCGTGAAAAATTCATAAAACGCGACAAGCAAGGCGGCGTCTGGACCTACTCTTCGACCTTTGCGCTCAGCACCGTAGCAGTCGAAAGGTCGCCGACCGAGAATTTCCCACTCTTCATCAAAGGCAACGCATTGGAAGAGAGCGGGCAGACTACTGTCACGGTCGGCGCGTCGGCGTACACGTTCAATTCGAACGGGCATGTTCAACTTCCCCAGGGCAACGTGTTTGCGGTGAGCGTTACAAGTGTCGGCGGCGCGGCGTTGATCCAGGGCACGGATTTTTCGATCGATCGCGCGAACGGAATAGTCATTGCGATTCCCGGCGGTGCGATAACCGCAGGCGAAACGGTGCAGATCGCGTACTCATACGCCGAAGAGGCTGTCGCGACCGCGGGCCAGAGTGAGCCGACTAACTAATCAACAATAGTAACTCGATCCAACTGAGTATAGGTGATACATGCCAGCCAGTTTCCTGCACGGAGTTGAAGTAATCGAAGTACCTAATGGGCCGGTTCCGGTCACGGTCGTCAAATCGGCGGTGATCGGACTAGTGGGAACCGCGCCGACCTGGGCGGTGGCGTCGCCGCTGGTTGCGGCGGGGCTGAATGCGCCGACGCTGGTA